ACTGATCTACCTTGGGCTCACGTTATGCATCCCGTCACAGACCCTTCTATGCATGGAATGGGCAACAGTCCTTCTTGGCTTGTTGAAGGCTCTTGGATTATCGGATTCTTTCGAGATGCAATAGAGAAACAACAACCCATCATCATAGGTTCAATGCCTGGCCAACCTTCTGAGGTTGCGAACTACCGAACAGGGTTCAACGATCCTCGACACAAAGAGTCCACTCAGACAAATGATGCTGGTATTAAAGAATATGCAGCCAACCCAGAAGATGAGGCGGATTACGGCCCCTATCCTTTGGGAGCGATAAAGGATAACTCTCTACCAGAAGATAAACAAACGAAATTCAGTAGGTTCTCTGGACACACTGTCGGAGAAACGGACACAAGTCGTTTGGGTAGAGGTATAACATCAGAAAATCATGCTGCACTATCACGAAGACGCAAGCAACGCCGTACGAAGATACCTACTGCCACCAAACCATTCATACCTACGGTTGAAAACCTTAGTGTAAATGGAACTAATAAAGCAGATGTGATGAAACCGTGGGATGAATTGCATCCTAAAGGTCTAACCAAGGATGCTTCTCCCTATATCTCAGCCGCTTATCCATACAACCACGTATATGAGAGCGAGTCTGGTCATCTTATGGAGATTGACGATACGCCAGGCGGAGAAAGACTCCACAGAGAGCATATGTCTGGTACGTTTGAAGAGATTCATCCAAAAGGAGATAAGGTTGTCAAGGTTGTCGGATCGAACTACGAGATTATCGCTGGTTCCTCTAATGTTATTATAACAGGAGATGTGAATCTTACAATAGAAGGCACGAAGAAAGAACTTATCAAGGGAGATTACGTTCTAGAGGTAGAAGGCGATTATACGAGGAAGATACATAAGAACGAGAGAATGAAAGTTGGGTCGGGAATAGGTGGCAACCTAGAACAAGAGATTGTCGGAAACAATTCCTTCAATATCAATGGTGCAGTAAAGGGCCGGATTAATAAAGACTCCGATACTACCATTGTAGGAAACCAACAACACACCGTAGAGGGATTCCAACGTACTTCTATCACAGGTGACATCGGCAGGAAGTCTACTAAGGGTTCTATTATGGATGAGGCGTTTGTTAACTACTCTCAACTGTCGATATCTGGTATCATGTCTGTCAAGTCTGGTACAACAGGTAACTTTAAGACTGCTGATGTCATGACAATTCATTCAGAGGCCGCAACCAATTGGCGTTCCGAAGGCTTGGTTACAGAAACCTTCGAAGCAAGTCATACTAATAACACTACAGGGATTTTCGACTTGAACGTATCGACTGAAGTTGATATCGACAGTGCGTTGATTAACTTAAACTAGGAGATGTTATGCCAGAAGTAACAAGAGTGGAATCAGACCAGCATGTAGGACACGCAAGTCCTACGCCAGGCCCATTCCACAAAACAGCATATGCAACAGGTTCGCCAGATGTGTTTGTGAATGGTAAAAAGTGTACACGTATTACAGACACTACGGCTTGTGGTGATCCAGCTGTGGTAGGAAGTGCAACTGTATTTGCAAACGGTCTTAAAGTTCATCGTAAAGGTGACGGGACAGGTGGTCATGCTTCATGGGTTCCTAATGCTTCTGCATCTGGTTCACCTAATGTGTTTGCTGGAGGTTAACTATGGATTTTAATGTACCTAATTTGCCAGGCGCTAGTGCCATATACAATAAGATTGCAGCCAAAGTTGCGGATATCGAAAAGGATATTAAAGCAGCGCTAGATATTACGGCTTCTGAAATCAAAGCGATCATGGATGCTAACATGGTAGACCTTGTGGAAAGAACCAAAGGTCTTATTCCAGAGTTGCCGACTACCACTCCTGTAAATTTTCAAGCAGAGGTGGAAGGTTTGCTTTCTATGGCACCCACTAGTGCTATCTATGCGGAAAAGCTTGCATCACTAACAACAAGTTTTGGCCCAGGCCTAAAAGATGCTGGATATGCGTTAGATGATTTGGTAGTTGCTGGAGCAGCTGCATTGAAAGGTGATGCTGCCAGTCTGGCCGGAGCAATACCTAACTTTGAAATACCGCCTGGTTCTCTAGATGCAATTGAAGTTGCACACGCATCTTTAATGCCAGACCTGTTAACCTTAAAAGAGGCCGCTCATAAATTTTCGGAAGATGTTTCGGAAGATGATATCAAAGGATTGTTTGGAGATAAGTTCTCTACGGAAGAATTAAATAAAACCAAAACTGCTATGGAAGCTCATGCGAAACAGATTGAAAAGGTATGGGGAGCTAAAATGAAAAGACTTGCAGTTGAAATTGAAACAAGGGCAGAAGAAGTTAGAAAAGATTCACAAAACATCGGCACTTCAGCTGAAGTTATATCACTATAGGATTAGTTATGGGTAAGAAGAAATCAAGAGAAGGACAAACATCGAAAGGTGAGCGTAGGAATGTTGTTGCTGGGAAGGGCCCCGATTGGACTCCCCTAGAAACTCTACATCATAAGGTAGATGCTTGGAAACGGGGGAAACCAGTAATGCTAACTATTGTCAACCCTATTAAGAGTGAAACGTCAAAACCATTTGTAAAAGTACAAGCAACAGACGTTTGGGGTAAATATACTCCTTATCTAATGAAGCACAATCCTGCCGCCGGAGTATAAATAGAAGAAGGAGTTAATAAATGTCTACTACGAATACAAATTATGCATGGCGAAATACCGATGTTGCTCGTGATGCCGCTGGAGCAGGGGCATCCCGTAGTTCCAATTTGTATTCAGACCTTGATTTATTCTTTAGTAAAAACAATACTACTGGTGACGTTAATACACTAACAGATGTTGCCGCTGTTAAGCGGTCTATACGTAATTTGGTATTGACCAATCAATATGAGAAACCCTTTCATCCAGAAATTTTCTCTGGGGTAAGGGGGCAGTTGTTTGAACTGATGACTCCTATAACAGCAGTCATTATAGCACGCCAAGTTGAAGATGTTATCACAAACTTTGAACCAAGGGCCAGACTAGTTGGTGTACGTGCTACACCAGACCTTGATCGTAATATGTATGAAATAACCGTAGAATTTTATATTGTTAATGCTCCTACTGAATTGGTTGACTTAACACTAACATTAGAGAGAGTACGATAATGGCCACAGGAACAAATCGAAGATTAGATGTAACAGAGTTTGATTTTGATGAGGTAAAATCAAATCTAAAAACTTTCCTCAAAGGGCAGTCTCAGTTTAAAGATTATGACTTTGAAGGTGCTGGTATTAACGTGCTTCTAGATACTCTCGCTTACAACACTCACTACCTTGGTTATAACTTGAACATGGTTGCTAATGAGATGTTCTTGGACAGTTCTACTCTACGTTCTAGTATAGTATCACATGCAAAGACACTAGGATACGAAGTTAGTTCTGCAAGGGCTTCTTATGCGGAAGTTAATATTGTCCTAAACGATGCTTCCAAGGCCTCCGCTGTTATGCCTGCTGGTACAAAGTTTTTAACCAAATTAGATAATATAGATTATCAGTATGTCACTGTAGCAGATGTTGTGGCTTCAAGTACTGGAGTGGAGATTCCTTTTAACAATATTAAGATATATGAAGGATCGTATATAACAACACGATACGTTGTAGACTCTACCGATCTTAATCAGAGATTTCTTATAAACGATAACTCTACTGATACGACAACTCTTACTGTTAAGGTACAGAACTCCGTATCTGATTCTACGACAACCAAATACACCAGAGCATCTGACATAACTCAATTGATAGGTGCTTCTACAGTTTACTTCTTACAGGAAGTCGAGAACGGAAAGACGGAAATCTATTTCGGTGACGGTGTTACTAGTGCTAAAGTTCTGGACGGTAATGTAGTTTACCTTGAATATGTTATATCAAACAAGGCCGCTGGAAATGGTGCGAAAGACTTTACTCCATCTGGGGGTATTGATTCAGTAACAGACGTTACGGTCACTACACTTAACAGATCGATAGGTGGTGCAGAATCAGAATCACTGGCTTCTATAAAACTAAATGCTCCCTTGGATTACGCTTCTCAAGGGCGATGTGTTACTACGGAAGACTATAAAGTTTATGCAAGGAAACTGTTTCCGCAAACTCAAGCGGTAATGGTGTTCGGCGGAGAAGCCGGTTCCTTTGATCCTAGTCTTGGTGTAACAAGTACAGCGTCTTATGGTAGAGTTTATATATCAATCAAATCTACCACAGGAAATAATTTAACAATATCTCAGAAAGAGCTACTTGTATCTCAGTTAGGAAAATTTAATGTTGCTTCTATTACTCCTGTCATTATTGACCCAGACGTAACCTCACTAATTTTGAATATTGGATTCAAATACGACTCCAGTAAAACCACCAAAGAAAAATCTGGCCTGCAAACTGCCGTTATCAATGAGTTAAAAGATTATAACAACAAACAGCTAAAATCTTTTAACCAAGTATTCCGTTTCTCTAACGTGTCTGCTATTGTTGATAATGTGGACACAGCGATTTTAAATAATACAATGACTGTTACTATGTCTAAAAAAATCGAACCAGTGCTAAATGTTAAACGTGGTTACTTCCTATATTTCAATAACAAAATTTACAACCCCCATCCGACACATAACGAAGAGAATGGCGGTGTTACTACTTCATCAGGCTTCTATCAAGACGGGAATACTACTAACGAAATATTCTTTGATGATGATGGTGAGGGGAATATGAGAACATACTATATTTCTGGTATTACCAGATTATATACAAATCGTCTAGCAGGGAAAATTGATTACAATACAGGCTCAATCGTAATCAACTCTATCAACATTACGAAGATGTCTAAAGTGGATGGATTGAAAACAACTACAATCCGAATTACTGCTTTACCGACATCTAAAGATATTGTACCTGTTCGAAATCAGATATTAGAATTAGACATAGTGAACTTAGGATGCGTAGGAGAAATAGATACAATTGCTGTTGGGGATGCTGGTGCTAGTTCAACCTATACCACCACACCTTCAGCTCCAGATAATAAGAGTTATTAACAGATGGCGCCCTTTGATGCAGAATTAACAACTAAAATTTCTCCACTGATAGAAGGCCAGGTGCCTGATTATCTTCAGGCAGAGAATCCAAAGTTTGTCGAATTTCTAAAACAGTATTATCAGTTTTTGGAAGCTGCTGAACTACGGGTCAGTGGTATTATTAATAATATAGTTTTAGAGAATACTGATGTTCGATATCTACGTAGTGAAGATGGCACAAAGATTGTTGCTGAATCAGGCGTAGGTACTACTGGTAAATTTATCGAAGGTGAATTAATAACTGGTACTGATACCAAAGCTACAGCTACAGTTTTGATTGATGATCTAGATCAAGAAAAACCTAGATTGTTTATTTCCTCTACTCAGAAATTTAATATAGGTGAAACGGTCACGGGTGCAACTTCTGGTGCTTCTGCTCAGATCATTCAGTATCGTGCTAATCCTATTCAGAACATACAACAACTATTAGATTACTCCAATGTGGACAATACTACTTCCACAGTATTAGATGAAATGCAACGGCAGTTTATGGATGCTATTCCAGAGACTTTGGCTAATGGAGTTTCTAAGAGAAATCTATTAAAGAATATTAAAGACCTCTATGCGGCTAAAGGAACTTCTGAAGGACATAAACTCTTTATGCGTTTGATGTTTGCTGAAGAGGCAGAAATCTTCTATCCTACACAATACATGTTAAGAGCATCAGATGGTAACTGGACTAAGAAATCTGTTATCCGTTGTGAAAATTCACAAGGAGCAAATGGTCAAGAAGTTATAGGACAGACACTAGTAGGACGATCCTCTGGTGCTTCAGTCTTTGTTATTAATGCAGTTACGTTTGCCCAAGGTAGTGCTTCCATAACAGAATTCGATGTAGACTTACGATATGTTGTTGGTACTTTTATTGATGGTGAAACTCTAACGGCCGATGGACTACTAACCTTCACCGAACAAAATTTTACTATTCAAAAGATTATCGCAAGTGCCACAGTAGATAACGGTGGTATACTTTACAATGCTGGTGACATTATTTCTATTAGTGCTGGTGGTAACAATGCAGCTCGTGCTCAAGTCAACACTACTGGTGTTGGTAATGTGGATGGTGTTCATATCGATACTGGGGGTTCTGGTTATAGAGTTGGCGATAGATTTGTTTTCACTAGTGATGCTACATCTCAACCAGCTGAGGGTTATGTCTCTTCTATTGGTGGATCGTTTCTTTTAGAAAACAATGAAAATATAGACGGTGTGATCAGCGAAGATTACTTATCACAGGAAGAAAATACAAATTGGCAATATGCAGATATTAATATAGGACTAGAAGAAGGTGGTTCACTATTAATAGATGCTACAGACTCCAGCGGGACAGATGAGAATTGGTATTTTGATTATGAGGCCGCCGTTGAACGAAAGTTAATAGCGGACGGTAATGCTTCTAAAAGAATTACCTTTGAAGCTAACACCAACTTAACGTATGGTGAAATCGCAAACGTGATAGTGACAACCAGAGGCGCTGGTTATATTAGGTTGCCTCAAATTTCAATAACATCTGTGAATGGTACAGGTGGTAAAATTATTCCTACTACAAATACTATTGGTACAATTGAAGATGTGTCTATTGTTGATGCTGGGTTTAACTATAAGGTTGTTCCCGAAGCAGCCGTTGATGCTAAGTTTATTGTTAAACAAGTCTCTGGATCATTTTCTGCGGCAGAGAAATTAACAACTCACACAGGTACAGTTACGGGTTGGAGCTCCGCAGATCAAGTACTCTCAGTTTCAATTGAAGATGTTATTCGTATTAAGATGGAACAAGAGACTGCTGACATAAATGAGAATATCCAATTAGAAGTAAATACCGATAATGAATTTAATAGAGTACTAGGTGAGAATGCTGTAGAAGGAAACACTGGCCCAGAACTAGTTGCTAGAGGTTTGGATGATGTAGACACTACTGGTATTGTAGTAAAAGAAGAATACAGATATGATATAGAAGATCAACTAGTACTTGATTCAGATGGTAGTACTAAGGTAACAATTCCTTTAGAACGGCCGTCTGCCCCAGGCCCTAGAGCAGTCTTCAATCAACCATCTGTGGCATCAGGCATGACGCCGTTTCCGCCTTTACGACATCAATTTCCAGACCCTGGCTTGGGGGGATATGATAATGACGGCGCACTCTTTAGAGAGAACGTAGAACTTGAACAAAGATTTGTTGGCCCCGATGGTTTTGAGGATACTATTTTTGATGGTGTGACTAAGTTGCCTTCTCTTACTACTTACAGTGGTGCGTTTTCTGATGTTAACCTTCTATTAGAAGGTACTGCTGTGGGTGATGATCTACAATTAAATGGCACAGATGCAAGTAAGACTGACGCTGGTGATGATTTCCGTCAAGAAGATGGATCAACAGGCTCTGGTATGGGCGACAAGTTGATACAGGAATCCAAGGATGATGGTAATAGAGTTCGATACGAAACTCATGGCATGGTGGATAACCTCCAGTATAAGAAAGATAAGTTTCAATTAAACGGAACTAAAGAACAAGTATATACTAGTGGTGGTTGGGTTGATGCAGATCGAGCAACTTCTGAAGAGTTACAGATAGTCAGCAGTCACGTTGTTGTTGAACCTGGCAAAGAAGGTGATAGAATTATTACAGAAGACGGCGTTGATCTTATAGTGCTGGATGGTACTAATGGTAAAGCGCTTTTTAGAATAGGGTCTGCTGCGACATTCTGGGAGAAGACACTTGACGAAGGTAGCTACCTTAGAAACGAACCATTGCCAGATCGATATGTTAATGTTGAACACCCATCATCTAGAATAGTAGATGATACAGATGGTATTTTACTAGAAGATGCATCTGCTCAATCTACTGTTAACTGGACAGAGTATTTGATTCTACAGGGTCAAGATGGTACTTCTAATTCTGATGCTGACGGTTGGTATACTGAGTACACAGATTATAAAGCTTCTCATGGTAACGATGATAGAGACATTTGGATTTTAGAAGATGGAGATTGTGTCTTATCAGAAGAGTCTGTAGATGACCCTAATGGTGGATTTGATGCTGCCACATTATTGGCAAGGACTACTAATTCGGGAAGTAGAGTTATACTCGACAATAATATTGTGGGTGGTCTTGATGATATTCATATTGTTCTAGATGGAACAGATACAGAATTTACAAATGCCGGCGGGTATATGCTTCACGATGGTTTCTCTACAACAGAAAGAGGTGGAACAACTCTAGTACAAGAGAGTGGACTTGCTGCTGGTCTTTCGGCAGAAAGTGATGCTGTTCCTGGCGATGAATTAACTCACGAAACGCAAAGCTTTACATCTGGTAATATCGTAATGAATGCTTACGATGATAATAATTTGTATGCTGGGTTTGATGTTGTAACCGAAAGCTTACAGAACTTTATTGGACAAACAATTTCTACTGGCCAAGGAACGGCAGTTATTATTGGTGCTAACCTTGGTAAAGTTTCTGTTAATACTGGATTTATAACAACAGACGTTGGTAGATATTCATCTACGAATAGTTTGATATCAGAAGATGTTATTCGTATTCAAGATTCATATTACTATCAAGACTTCTCTTACGAAGTTCGTATTGGTCAATCTGTCAACACATACATGAATGAATTGAAACGTGCAGTTCATCCAGCTGGTTTCATTCCATTTGGTAAGGTTACTATTGCTAGTCTGATGTCTGTGTCTATGTCACCAGCTGGTATTGGTCGTGTCGATCCTCCGTTGGCGTCCTTCTCTCCAGTACTTGCTTCTTCTCTTAGAGAATTGTTTGAATTGAGAATTAATCACAGATTGGGTATACCTAAAGTATTTGAACAAGGTAGTTTGTTTGCCGAACTTAGATTAGAGAACGGCACTTCAGATTTCAACTTTGTTTTGGATGGTACTGAATATGGTACACTACTAGAAGCAGAAGAAGGCGGTGTTATCAGTCTTGAGGAATCTCATGACGATGGAGATAACATTTGTATTGTTGCTGGAGATGATGGATCACAAGTTGATGCTGGGGATAATATTTCATTAGACGGTACGGACATATTCGGCACAGACAATGTAGATGTGCTTGGTGAAGTTAGTTCTATACTTCTAGATGGTTCAAATATTGTAGACGGT